CGTTGAATGAGCCTTTGAACTTCTGTGTGCCACGCGAGCCAACTGGCATATGCGTGACCAAAGCATACTCACGACCAAACTCGCCCAAGTCGGTGACTTCACCAACGAGTGCGGGGACGGGAGATGTTGTAAACAGGGTTGTGTACCCTGTGCTGTTGAAGGTAGCGGGTGCTGACGCAGTAACACGGAGTGTTGTCCCTGCGGATGTGCGGACTGTCATGGTCTTTTCCTCTCGGTTTTAAAAAAAGCCCACAGGGATGTGAGCAGAATTTTCAAGCAAATGCCTGAAACTGTTTTGTGCCTCACTCATAGTAAGACACCAAATAATCTGCGGATTGAGTCCAAGTACCAGTATCTAAATCCTTTTCGGGTGTACCGAATAAATCTAGGCGACTACTGATAACTGTCTTACCCGCAAATGTCTGTTGTAATTTGAAGTCCATGGCCAAGCGAACTTGATCATGGATAGATTTGACCTCTGCCATTGTTTTAGCGAGGGGATTGATCTGCACTCTAGCTCTTGCCATTTGGCGTTCTGTGGCGTAATTTATGTGCGGCAATGGAACAGCATCAATTACCGTATAAACGAGCGCAGGGAAGATTGTATTCTGTGGTAATTGTGACATTGCTTTGCGAGTGCTTACCAATGCTGTTATCCCACCAGTATTCAACATTGCCGCAATTATAAGTTCTGGATTCATAATGATTTGACAATCTCTCGCCCAATACGCATACGGATATAAGTTGCAACATCATCAATCACTTCTGTTGTACCGCCATCAAATGCTTTACGCATGAATGCCGTTGGCCTTACACCCTGATGTACAGCAGATTCTGTGAAGACATTACCAAATTTCATAGCCTTCCTATTCTTTGGCGATATCTCGTATGGTGCGCCTACAGTTCTTCCAGTACCTTCGTAAAATGATGCTGTTCCAAATTCAACGAACTTAGCATACCAAGCATCACCTCCACCCGCAACAATCTGAGAGACCGCTTTTCCTTTTCTTAAAGTTGTTTTAACTTTAATACTTTTCTTCAACTTACCAGTTTTGCCAACTGGCGCGTTAGCCCTTGCACGATCTCGGTAAATGTTTGCACCTTGTCTCAATGCACCCCGCATGATATTCGCTTCTATTTTTGCAGGAAGTTCATCAAGCATCTTTTGCAATTCAGCAAGTCCGCTTATAGCTATGCTCTGGTCATTGGCCATCTAGACTTCCCTCAGTACAATCAAAAATAATTGTCTTATCTGCTTCATCAACATTATAAGAAGCTGTGATATTGAAGATGCGCGTTCCAAATAAAATTCGCCAAGCATCAGCAGTAGTTGATGGCAAAAACAATTCTGAATATCTCACAGTCACCTGATGCGTCAATTGCGCTTCTACTACCATTGCATTAGTTCGCAATTTCTCACGACCGCTTAATGGTTTAACTTCTGCCCATACTGTGCCAATATTTATCCAAGTGTTTATCTCTTGTCCATAGGCATCTAGCGTAGGACTTCTACGCTGAATTGTTATGCGCTGTTGAAGTTTAGAGATTCTCATTACGCACCCATGTTTATTCTATAAGGGGTCATCAGATGAATCATCCCGAATGGAATTGCTGTAACGATATTTCCAACATTGATTGCTTCACGATTTTCGTAAAGCTCGCCAATGTATAGCAACATAGCTTGCTTCAAAGCACTTGGCATTGGATATTCATTAGGACTCATGCTATCTGTATATCCTGCCGCAAAACGAACAATCACAGCATTCGGAACAACTTTAGTATGAGGCCAAGTGGTTACAGGGAAAATCTTTGCGGGATTGCTGTATGAGTCAAATATATATTGATTTGCATTTAGTGTTTGAGTCGCTCCATTGGTATCTGTATACATGATGCTTGTGATTGAATTAACTGGACTTGTACCTAGTTCAATTTCATTCACAGGAAATTCATCAAGAGCCATTGCATAAGTTGTTTGTGCAACAGTCAACTCTGTATATGCTTCAACGGCTTCACGCGCAGTCTTAATTAAAGCAGTCACCAAAGCATCGTCAGGATGTGCCGCAGGAGAGCCTACGGCATCAAGACGCAAATGTAATCGAGCAGTTGCCAATGTTATTGGCTCTGTCGTTACTATGCTTGTGCGTTTAATTTTCCGAACTAATTGCGTCATTTAATTTTTCCTCTGGCTTGTAAACCAAAGCATCATCACCAATCCACGATTTCAAAATTTTACCGCCAACATCTTTTGTTCCACGGAATTCTTTTGCGTGACCAACTCCAATGCCACCGCGACCCTCCATGCCCTTGATACCAAGAACACGCTCTCCACTAAACAAATGATTGTTCCCATGAGCTTGCCATAGCAATACATCAATGAACTTAATTTGTGCTCTGCATACTGATCTGAATGTATCTAATGCCTGACCACGAATAGCAGATGAGCAAAGACTGCTGTGCAAAGTATTGAACATCGGTCTGTAAGATTTCTGAGGCAAGTTGTAATAGCGAGCATTAGCTTCACCAATCAATTCAGCCTTCTCAAACTTCTCATCAATTGTTTCAAGCCAATCAGCCGCATACCAATCGTCATCCTCAATAAAGACAACTCTATCATCTGCGCCAACTATATCCATTCCCGCACGAAGATTCCGCGCTTGCGTATTCATACCATCTTGCCAGAATGGATTAGGCCTTATTACTTCTAATGTCCATTTCTTCTTACTGAATGTGATTGGCTGTGCAACTTCACCATCGTCAACAATAATCCAACGAACATCTCCTCTGTAGGTCTGTCTTGCCATCCACAGTTCGCAGATAGCCCAAGCCTTCGGTCTTGCACCAGTAGCAGTCAATAATGTCAACATACTTTAATTGCTTCCTCAAGCGTCATTCGCTCAAAGCAAGTCAGGGCTGTCTGTCTGCTTGCATTAATTACTCGGACACCTTCTGCTTGCAAATCAACTGCAAGTTGCGGGAACTTAGCTTGCCACATTTGAAATGGTTGATGGTTTGTCAATCCTTCACCATGCTGACCAAACCAATGTGCCTCACCTTTCGGTGATAGCGTACAGTCCAATCCTAGCAGAACAATAGTCTTTGCGCCCCATAGGTACGCAAGATTGATTGCCTGATAACCGCTATTACCACCCTGATGGATCACGCCATTAGTGCCGAGTCCTTCTTTGTATTCAGACCCAATGCGGTTGATTTTGTACCTCTTGGCCGCCCCCTCGTCTTGAGTCCAACATTCGCCTTCGTATTCTGACTTGACTCGCTCATAGTGAACTCTCCACCATTGGTCATCGCAAGCATATAAGCAGTCCGCGAATGGTGCTCTGCGGTAGCTGTCATTGACTGCGATGGTCGCCCATCCTTGGTCTCCAACAATGTTGCAATCTTCCTCGGTGAGACTTGGTCCGCTTGCAATAATACAGGCGACACGCCCCGCCCATCGACCTGCGGTGCGGTCGTATGAACTGATCGGGCGGTCGCCACGGGAGGGTTTACTATTTCAATCACACCAATTGATTGAAGATCGTCAGCAATTACTGACGGAACTTTTAGTCTCATCTTTCTACTCACGCTACCAATGCGTGAATCTTCAAAATGAGTCAGGGCAATTATTTCAACTAATTCCATCGCGGGGTTATTCCTGTTTAGTTTTAACAATTACAAAACCCCCACACCCGAAAGCATGGGGGTCTGCTCAATTACAGATTGCCGTAAATGAAAGCGGAAGGACGATAGACTGTTAAAGCCAAACGCTCTTCTGCCAACAATGTAGCCATGTTCTTCTTGAAGTTGTCGCCATCTTCATAGGAGATTTGAACAGCCGCATCCATGCGATCCCAGATTTGTGCGCCCATAGTGAAGCCACCAACCAAGAATTTACCCGCTGTCATGCTGTTTGTAGCGATAACGCGCTTGCCCCAAATCAAAGGTTGCAATGCGTTCACAGGACCATTCTCACCGCCAAAGATGTATTCACCATAAGTGGTCTTAGCGATTTCAATGGTTTCCCAATCAGCAGGGTTGATCACGATTGTGTCAGGCATATAGTCAGACAATTGAGCCTGAGTAATCGCACGACGCAATGTATCCAACTTTGTGTCACCAGTAACACGACGGCTGTATGCTGTGTGATTTCCTGATGCTGTGATACCCGAGATATTTCCGCTTAAACCAGTACCATTTAACAACTGAGCTTCTTCTTCCAACTTCAATCCATAAGTCAAACGACCATTGACATAAGATTGCAATTGAGGAGAATCATCCAACACCTGACGAGAGACAGGGATAAAGTGAGCCAATGTCACCACAGGGGCGTTAGCCAATGTGAATGTAATTCCTGACTCAGGCTTCGTCACATTCTCACGCGCAGGGCTTGAATATTGTGCCGCCGCATTATCAGTAAACACATTCTCTTTGGTGTACTGAACCAAGTTAGAAGATGTGCGACCGACAGGCAATACATCACGAATAGTCAAAACGCGATTCGGATTAGTGATAATTCCTGGGACTCGGAAGTCAGCGACCAAAGGTTGGTTCTGACCAGTAGCATTAACGATTGCTGTCTTAGTCTCAATACGAGCAAACTTGCTACGACCTTGAGCCATCGCTTGGAAGGCTTCGGACTTAACCAGTTGCTCACCAAGAGACTCAGATTGCTTCTGACCTTCTTTAGAAGAGTCAGACATCTTGCGCTCAAGTTCCAAACACTTCTCGGTCAACTCAGCGGCTTTAGTGCTAAGTTTTTCCATTGCGGATTTGGTTTCATTTTCAACAGTTTTGGAAGCCGCGATTTCACCATTA